CACACCTCTAGGACCTCCTCCACCGGCCCGGGCAGGAGTTCCTCGCACACCGCGCAACACGCGCACGGGCTCTCACAGTCGCAGATGGTGTTGACCCATGCCCCGTCTCGCAGATGCGGGTTGAACGGGGACCCGCCGTAGTTGTCGCGGCCGTAGTACGTCGTCTCCCCGTCGCATTCCCGGCCACACGGCCGCACCGTGACCTCACACAGACCCCACCGCCGACCCGACAGCGCCCACAGGATCCGGGCGGCGACCGGCGCCCACCGCGCCACCTCGTCGGCGACGTCGCTGGCATCGAGATCGATGCCGCGGCAGCACGCCAACGACGTATCAGGCGGCGGCCAGCACGGCCCATGCCCCGACATCAGCGGCGCCCCTCATACGGTGAGGCGTCTGGGAACGATCGACGGATGTACTGCCCGACCTTCCCATGCTCGAACGTCTGCGGCATCGTGCTCAAGAACAGGGCAGCTGTGTTGACCGGCTCATTGAGCCGGACGACCTTCGGGTCCCGCATCCTCGTCCCGCCGACCCCGAACAGGTTGCCGTAGAGAGTGCGCTTGTGAAGCGCCCGGATGTTCCGCCCGATGTCCAAGGCCTTGAGCACCTCGGTCTTGCGCATAGGCATAGGGACGTGCAGCTCGTAGGAGAGTGGGTCGGGGTACCCGAGCCGCTTCAGCAGCGCCCTAGTCTCACGTAGGCCACGCAGGTACATACCGTGTGCCCGAGACGCGTAGTACCGCTCCACCCCGGCGACCGGTCCCCGGTGATACATGCCGATCGACCCGACGGGGCGCATCAGGAACACGTCGTCCTGCCAGAACAGGAACTCCTCCGACAGGTCGGGGTGGCTACAGGCCGCTCGAAGGTTCGCCGTCGAGTTCTCATATTTGGTGCCGCGCTGCGGCACCGGCACGTACCGCACACCCTTGACCCACGACGGTTTGTACCCGGCGATCCACACCCGCCCGTGCGGGACGTGCTGCAGGCTGCGCAGCGCGTACCGCAACGCGTGGTTTGCGTCGCCCGGCCGGACAACGAACACGACATCAGGAGCAGACACGAGCCGCGCCCCCGGTCAGGACACGTCGCCGAGCGAGTAGTCCGGCATCGGCTGGCACCCGCACTCAGGTTCTGGCGGCGCGATCGTCGTCAGGTGCATGTCCTCGTGGTCGTCAGGACCGATCGGGGTGAGCAGCGGCCCGGGTGTGCCGGCGGCGTCCTGCTGGTCGACATCCCACGGGCCTACGCCCCACCCGGAACCGGCTTTCGTCCGCGCCGTCAACGAAAACGTGACAGCGTTGTTGCCCAACGTGTACTCGCCGATGATGCCGCCGACTAGCCACGGCAACAGGTAGTAGCCCCACTGACCTTGCGCGGCCGTCGGCTCGCACTGGACATCCGGCACCCGCGACCAGGTCTCCAGCGCCCATCCCGCGTCACACTCGATCTGTCGCCGAACCCGCACACCGACGGAGTTGCCCTCCCAATCAAGGACCCGCTCATACCCGGTGATCAGGCTGATGACGTCGGGGTCTACCTGGCAGAACGTGATAGCGACGTTGATCCAGCGGAGCTCCTCGCAGGACCGATCGGTGACGCAGACCTCGCCGCACGCGTTGCGTTGCTCGATCTCGTCCGGCTCAGTCGTCTCGGGTGTGAAAGCGATCTCCGTGTAACCCTTGGTGACGACGTATCCGCATTCGGTTCCAGGGGGGACGGGGCGGCCGCACGAGTCAAGCTTGGTGATCCGGGCCGCGCAGGACCGCACCGAGCTATAGCACTTGGTTGCCATGGCAGGGGACCTCAAAGAGACGTGAGGCTGCCCGACCCCTATGCCAGCGGCTACCGCTCATCGTAGCCCTCGACCCCGCCGCCCGACGTCGCCCGGCGCCGCCAGGAACGGCGTATCGAACACCACCGCGAACACCTCTCGGCCGCGTTAGTTGCCCCGGTGTAGGTGTCGACACGCCGCCCCGGCAGGTCAACGGACCAGCTAGCCCCTAGACATCAGCTCAGCCTCGTCCACGTCACCAGCGCATCCGACGACGGCGCGGCCTCTACCTGCAGCGTAGACAGCGTGAGCGTGGCGTCAGAGTCCTTAGCGACGCTCCAGGTGAGAGAAACCCCGGCCGGGACCTGCACGGCGCCGTCGTCCGTGGTCACCGTCGCCTCACCGGCGACCACGGTCACGGTCGCCGACTGTAGGCCGGGCGCCACCGGGGGAACGTCGACGCTGTCGGACGCTCCGAGCCGCTGCGCACCGGTCGCTACCATCACGCCCGCTCCGGCTCCGGCACCGGCTGGCCGGGAGAGACATCCCCAGGGGACTCGACCTGGCCACCGGCGCACGGCCCGGCGCCCTCTGGTGGCGCGCCCTCGACGTACTCGCCGGTCGTCAGGTCAAGGTAGCCGTCCTGGGTGACGCTGCCGTCACAGCCGCGGGTTACCACGACCGCGATCGGTGTACCGTCACCCAGGCACAGCGGGGCGGTTGAGAGCGCAGTCGTCCTGCTCTCGCAGGCCTCGCCCTGTCCGCAGCAGGAGCAGGACACGAAGTTCCCTCCGATCGGCATTACGTCTCCTCGCTTCGCGGTCGTCGACCGAGCGTCGTTTGCAGCCAGTCCGTGAGCTGCGCGCGTGTGCGGCCGCACGCGGCGACCAGCAGGTGATCGGGGACCCGGAAGATGTAGGGGCGGGTCGGGGCCGGGGTGAAGGCACGATGCTTAGGCACCGGCTGGAGCAGCATCCCCCGGGTATCAGCGAGGTAGGCGTACCCGTAGCGGCGGATGTACCGGCCGGTCGGGTCGTGGCGCCGCCAGTACCTGGAGCGGCGGCAGCGGCGCACCGAACCCGGTGACAGCGCCTCGTACACGATGGCGCGTTCCGCGCGGGACGCGGCCTGGATGTTCTCCAGGTGGTACAGAGTCACTCTGGGCTGCCGGATCCGCGTATAGCCGCCGCCGACAGGTGTCGGCGCCGTCTGGATCGCCTTCTGCGTAAAGACCTGGCCGGGCAGGTACGGGAACAGGCGGGGCCGCCACTTGTTGCCCCACATGCCGTCGACCCGGTAGTGGGTGGCGGTCCACATCTCCCGCAACGGGAAGCTGTAGATGGCGCGGCGACGCCGCCGGATCAGGCTGGGGATGACGCGGGCAGCGTTGTCCTCCCACCGCTCATCAGGAGATGTGACAAGCACCCAGTCCCACGGCCGGATCCCAGCGTCTTCTAGGGCGCTGCGCTGCATCAGCCGGTACTGACCCTCGTGCACCCACAGCTCGTCGGTGCGGGCCCGGTCGTCGACGATGACGAGCTCATCTACCCACGCGAGGTTGCGGCGGAGCTCGTCTACTAGCCACTCCGGCTCGTAGCGCCACCCGGCGACGGCGTAGATGCGTGGCTTAGGCACGAGCAACCCCCTCGCGTTGCTCGTGCCTAAGCCGGTCCGGGGAGTCCGGGTGCGAGTAGCCAGCCGCGACCGCGCCGGTGTACACGCCGTCGCCGAAGACGGCGCGGAAGTGGTCTCGGTCACGGGCGCGGATGTTGGGGTTGATGTAAGCCGCTGCCAGCCCGAGATCGGTAGCGCGTAGTAGGAGCTGCTGCACGATCACGCCCGAGTCCAGGTATGGCATGTACTCGATCTCGTTGCCCGCCTTGTACGCCAGCGGGCTCCCGAACAGCAGCAGCACCAGCGGGGCGCGGTGGACCCACCCGACCCCGCCGACTAGGAGCCCACCGAGCAGCGCGAGCTCGTCGCGGGTGTCGACGACACGCACGGAAACGCCGCGCCTGTCACAGGATGACGGGGCGAGGTCCACCACCTCTAGTAGCGCGGCCCGCGTCTGCGGCTCGACCGGCCGGTCAGCGAACATGCGGTCGCTGTGTCTAGCCCGCATCACCTCGATCAGCGTGCGCTTCTTGCGGGCCTGGTGAGCGAGGTACCGCTCCTGGTACGGGTCCGTCATGACTGGTCACCGCATCCGGCTGCGAGCCACGTCACGTACGCCGCGCCCCCGTCCGGTACCTCGACCGCGAAATCGGTGCAGAGCACGCCCGGCTCGCAGTTGGTGCCGGGAGCCGTCCACGAGAGCGAGGTCCCGCATTCGTTGATGACCACGCCGTCGGTCGCGCCGGTGCAGGGGTAGACGGTGACCGGGCCGCATACGACGGACAGGTGCACGCTCTCTGTGCCTGCCGGGATAGTCCACGTTTCCGGCCCGGTTAGGCCGACCATGCCGGGGCACATAGGGGTCGGTGTGCACGGCTCAGGCGGGGATTCTTGGTCGGTGCAGCTTGTGCAGGGTCCGAGACCGTCGGGCGGCGGGCCGGGCGTGAACGTGCCGGCCGCGTCGATCCACCCGGTGACCTGCGGATCGGGGTCGGGGTCGCCGCAGGAACCACAGCTTGTGGTGAGGACAAGGGTGACGGGGGAGCAGTCGTCGGTGCGGCACAGCGAGACGGTGGCGACAGCGGGCGAGCAGCACACATCCCCGGCGCCTGGGCCTGGGCCCGGGGAGGAGGGTTCGGTGCCGCACGAGGGGCACGGGAGCGGCTCGGACGGGATGCGGTTGTCCGGCACGTCAGCTCACCTCCTGCTGGTCGAGGAGGTGTTTTCGGACGCGGGAGACGGTAGACGCGTCGGCGTCGAGCCTGCGAGCGATCTCCCGGATGGTGAGTTTGAGGAGAGTGGGGTCGGCTCGGAGCGCGTTCTCGACGCGCTGCCTTTTCGATACCGGTCGCTCCGGCTCGGGTTCGGGGTCGGCGGGAGCCGGCGCCGGAACCGGGCCAGGACCGGGGTCGGGGTCGGTGGTGCCGACCTCGACAGCGACCTGGCCCGGCACGACATACCCGCGGCCAGCCCACCGCACCACCCGGGGATCCATCCCTAACCGCCGCGCCGCTCCTAGCAGACGCCGCACAACATCCTGCCTAGTGCGCCACGTCGTCTCCACGAGCACCGTGCGGGGCGGGTCCGGCGTCAGCATAGGCAGCTCGCAGTCACCAGCACGGCCGCGCACACGCACTCATAGGACACGGCGTAGAGCCGTTCGGCGAGCACCGTCGCCCTGTTGTGCCTGTGGTCAAACCCGTCCCGGGCCCGAGGCGGAGTCACGAACACGTCGCCGCGGCGGATCGTGACAGCGCCGGTGGCATACATCCACGCCGTCCCAGGCGGCGCCGCCTGGCCACACGGCCCCGTGTTGAGGCTGGCGCCGTACATGGCCCACCGGGACCCGACCGTCGTCTCAATCACCCCGTTGCCGCGGTGGATCAGCCCGGCGGCCGCGGTGAACGCGGCCATGCTCCTAGGGGAATGGATCACCGGGACACCGCCGTAGTGGTTAGCCGCGTACTCCTCCAACGCCGCTAGCCCGGCGGTGACCGACAGGGCGCCCTCGGGTCCCTCGACCGTGTTGAGCACACGACAACACGGCTGCCCGTCGTCGCAGCACTCTGCCGGGGACTCGTCGTACCCGTCGGCGTCGCAGCACTGGGAGAGCCGCTGCCACAGGCGTTCTTCGACGGCGCGTTGCTCACCTAGCCGCAGGGCCTCACGCGCCGACTGCTCGATTTCCGCGAGGCTAGACGAGATCAGGTCGCATTGCGGGCCGGCGAGAACCACGAACGGGTCGGCATGCACCACGCTCAACGCGCCCTGCACGGGCTTCTCGGCCGGGGACTCGCAGTCCGGGTCCCACGTTGATGCCTCCGAGCACGCGTGCGTCACGTACTCGTACCCGCCGCACTGCCACTGCGGGTCGATCGGCTCGGGCGGAATCGATGCCACGCTGAACAGCCCGTACCGGTATGGGGTGATCGTCGGCGGGTCTACCAGCACGCTCGGGCAGTACATGTCCCCCACCTCCCTCCAAGGCTTCCTAGGGGCGGTGGACCTGTGCCCGGCCGCCGTAGGGGGGACCGCAAACCGGGGGCCGGGCACAGGGGACTAGGACTCAGAGGGGGACGTGCCGGTAGCGCAAGGCACCTCGACACGCTGACCGATCGCGCCGTTCGGGCACACCGGCACCGAGAAACGGTACGAACCCGTGCAGCGCTGGACAACGCACAGCGCCTCCTCTGTGAATAGCGCTGTGTAGCGGTTGCGTCGCATAAGCGTCGAGTCGTAGAGGGTGTCGATGGTGATGATGTCCTGCGCAGCCGCGACCCACGTACCGGCCGGGTAGAGCAAGAACTCGACTCGCTCGGGGTACGCGGTGATCGGGGTCGCCGGTCCGGGCAGCCCGTCCGGGGACGGCTGGTCACAGCCGGCGAGAGGCTGCCAGTCGTACACCCACTGCACCCGCACCCCGCGGCGGGAGAACCACGCCGTGATCTGCTGATCCGTCACGGCGAAAACGTCGAGACCCTCACGGTTAGCGAGGTCCGCGCGGATCGCCGGACGAATCCAGTACGGCGCGACCATCTCCAGACTCGCGTTACGCGCGAGCCGGTTGCGGTACCTGACCCACTCCACCTCAAGCTCGATGGCGTTGAGCACCGAGGCGGTAGCACCGGCTCCCAGTTCTGGCATACCGAGATCGTCGGAGCCGTCATACACGGCCTTGAGCTTGACCGCGCTCATTCTGCGAGCGTGTGCCCTGAGCGCGAACCGCAGAAAACGCGACACCCACTCCGGGTACGACTTGTTCGTCAGGATGCCGGCTGTGATGCACAGCCCGTATGCCTCCTGACTGCACTCCAGCCACTCGTCAGGACACGGGATCTCTACACACGGCTTCTCTTCGCCGGCGTCGACCTGCTCTGACGTCATAGGCCCGAAAAAGCCGTCGGTCACCATGTCCCACATGGCGCAGTAGTCCGGGGACTGTAGGTACTGCACAACACCCCTGGTGACCGTGACCTCGGGCAGATCGAACAGGCCGTCCATCGAGTCGAGCTCGGGACACAGGTCGGTCCACCGTTCGGCCGGTCCACACCAGCCGCCGGCCGCTACCAGCGAACCGCCGGTCAGGCGGGCCTCGTCCGCGGCGTGGTCGATCAGCTCCTGCTCGGAGTTATACCGTTGCAGGTTGAGCCCGGTGTCCGGTTTGACGATCTGCGCGAGCCCGTACGTCATCCGTTTGCTCGGGGCGCCAGGCCGGTCCCCACGAGGCATCGCGGCGAAACGCCGGATCGTCGCCTCCGCGACGTCGTGCCAGGACCGGAACGGAGCGCCGGTCGCGATGCCGGGCACGTCGGCGGCCGCTACCAGTACCTGCCCCAGAGGTCCGGCGTCTTCGGCGGGGGGTTCGGGGCGAGACACCCGGCGGGCGATAGCGGACAGGTCGACGCGACGGGTGGCGCGCAGCGACGCGCGGCCGGGCTTGGCCGGGCCAGGCGCTACGGTCTCACCGGCGGCGAGTACTACCTCACCCTCGACGAGCTCAGCGGGCGTGTCCGGGACGGCTACCTCACCGGCCGGTTCACCGTTTCCGTCGGCGCCGTCCTGGGGGTTGTCCGCCTGCGCGGCGGTGTCCTGGTCGGTGTCGCCCTGGTCGCCGTCCTCACCCTTCTCGGGTTCGTCGCCGGCGTCCTCGTCGCTTTGGGGGGTTGAGTCTTTAGGGCGCAGCCGGGATGCGAGCTCGTCGATGTGTGCCTGCTGCTCGGTTGCGATCTGCTCGCGGCGGTCTTTCTCGCTACGGATGGCCTCTACGACGCTGGTGAGCGCTTCGAGGGCGGCGATATCGTCGTCGGCCTTGTCCGTTTTGGTGTAGAGGTCGTCAAACGCGTCGAGCGCTTCGGTTTCGAGCGCGGTCAGCGCGTCGAGCGCTTCGCTGGTAGAGGCGTCGGGGTCTTGCAGGAATGCGGCGAGGTCGCCGTCCTCGCGGGCCAGCTCATCAAGGAGAGCCTGGAGGGTGATGCCGCTCACGTCCGGGGATCCTTCCGGGGCAGAGCTGCCCGGCCCCTATGCCAGCGGCTACGGGTACAGAGCGTACCTGCCGCGCGGGCGGCGGCGCATCAACGGTCGTCGATGACGAAGGGGCCCCAGCCAACGGGGGAGAGCTGGGGCCCCTGATCTTTGACGACGTGCGTCGGAAACGGCTTGGTCAGCGTACACGCACACCGACCGATGGTGCTGGACATGCAACGACACCCGCACGCCAGGCGAAACCCGCCTCTCATCCGGCAACCCGCCCCAGCCTCGGTGCGGCACCTGCCGAGGTGCCCTCTCCACTAGGGCCGCACCCGACCCCGGCCAACCCCATCCCGACCTCGACACCTGGACAGCGCGACTCATCGCCGAGGGCACCAGCCTGATCGGCTGGTCGCTTGTCCTCGCCGACCCCGACGGCCGGGATCAGCGCATCCTCCCTACCGGCCTCCTACAGAGAAACGGTGACGCCGCCCCCGAGGTGACCTACGCCGACGCCGTCCTGCACGCCGGGCACTGGCATCGGATCGACGACTGGCCGGCTCGATGCATGCGGCACGGCGCCGTCGTCAGGATCCAGTCCAAACTGGTGTAACCGCCGATAATCTGCCGTTATGGGGACCATCAAACCGGCGTCAACGGGCACCGCGATCACGCCCGCGTCGACCGGAGACGAGCTATCGCCGGCGGCGCGGGAGCTCATCCAGCGATCCGTGCCACCCAACACGCAGCGCGCGTACGAGCGGCAGTGGCGCGCTTTCCTCGCCTGGTGCGCCGACGTCGACGTGCAGGCGTTCCCGGCCAGCCGGGAGACCATGGCGAACTACGTAGCGCACCTAGTGGAGCGAGGCCTCGCCCCGGCCACGATCGGGCAGGCCATCGCGACCGTGCGCACGATCCACCGGCTCCGAGGTATGGCCGGCCGACCGGGCACCGACCTGGCGTTGCAGGTGCTCCGCGCGTACCGGAGACAGCGGGCTGCGGCCGGGATCGGTAAACGGCAGGCGCCGCCGATCACCATCGACCGACTGAGGGCGATGGTCGACGCCACCGACGCGGAGTCGACGGCGGGCCGTCGAGACCGTGCCCTGCTGGTGTTGGGGTTCGCGCTGATGGCTAGACGCAGCGAGCTCGCGGGCCTCCGCATCGACGACATCGAGGTCTGCGACGACGGGCTGAGGGTGCGGATCCGGGAGTCGAAGACTGATAGGGACAGCGAGGGTGTGGTGGTGCGGGTGCCGCACGGGGTGCACTCGTTGACGGATCCGGTGAGGGTCGTGCGGGCGTGGATTGGTCACCTCGCGGAGCACGGCGTCACCGAGGGGCCGCTGCTGCGGGCTGTTAGCCGGGGCGGCCGGGTCGGGGACGGCATGTCGCCGCGAGCGGTTAACGAGCGGGTACGGGTGCTCGCGCGGCGGGCCGGGTTGCCGGACGCGGAGCGGGTCACGTCGCACGGTCTGCGGGCCGGTGGGCCGACGGAGGCGGCGCGGGCGGGGGTGCCGGTTGCGCAGATTGCGCGACATGGCCGCTGGGGGGAGCGGTCTATGCAGGTGCACACCTACATCCGGGATGTGGATGCGTGGCGAGACAACCCGATGCGGGGGATCGGCCTGTGATGACGGGCCTCTTGAGGGCGATCGGACCCGCTCGCTGCGCACGAAAACAGAGAGTGGCCCCAGCCGGGGGAAGCTGGGGCCAGAGCGGCCACGGTGAGCGCAGCGCATGGACGGAAGCGAGCCGCAATAGTGCCGTGGCCGAGTGGGTCACGGGCCACGATAACCGACGGGACCACTGATCGCTATCCGTCCGTCGTGGTCGCGCCTACGCCCTCTTAATCGTCCCGGCGCCGACAGCGCGGCGCGCCGCGACCGCTTCGCCCCACGTCTCGTATACCTTCCGGGTCTCGCCGTTGGGCAGCGTCTTGCCTGTCGGCATGGCCAGCTCGTACCTCTGCCCGGCCGCCTTGGCCCGGTTCTTGCTCTTGCTGCCGCATCCGCAACCCATGATCACGTTCCTCCTTTGATACGTGCTGCTAGAGCCGACGCTATCGCTGCCGGGCCGCGTCCTGCGCTCTCGACGTTCTAGCGGCCGGTGTCCGGACTCTGCTAGCAGACGTTGCGGCGGTACAGGCTCACGGGGTTTTTCCCTTTCTGTGGCTTGGGGGCGGCTGACCATCACTGACCTCCGTCTCGTCCGATACGCGCCGCCAACGCCGCGGCACGAGAATCCGGGTCACGCCCGATCCTGCGTGCCAGCGCCCAAACACGACGCGCCCGAGCCTGCCGGGCATCTATCTCCACCAGCACCCGCCGCGCCACGCGATCCTCAAGGTCGGCGAGAGGGTCGGTAATGCCGGCAGCGGCGAGAGACGCATCGATCCCGGGACGTAGACACCCGGCGGCGACGAGCGACACCTGCAGCCCGTCCTCGGTCGCTGCTGTGGGTGCGGTGATGCCGTACCCGGGGACGTTCACGGCATGCGCGGCGATGAGTTCGAGTCCGGTTCCGTCGTGGGGAGTGCGCCAGTCACCTGACAGCGGGGATGACAGGAGGTCGTACACCTGCTGGGGGGTGACTCCGGGCCGAAGGGCACCGGCAACCCAAACACCGTGCTGGTCCTCACCGACGTTGACGACGGCGACGGTGGCGGCGACGTTGTCGTAGTGCTCGATCGCGGCGCGCATGCCAAGGCGGCCGTCTGCGTGTCCACCGCCGACGGTGAGCTTGCCCACGCGCAACGCCTGCCCGTCCGAGGTGTGGACGGTGCCGTTGCGAAAGTAGGCGTAGCCGGCCGAGGACCTAGGCGCGACGAAGCAGACGTCGGGGAACCCCGCGTGGCATTTACCCCATTCGGCGGCGTGCCCCATGACTCGGCCGTCGCGAGTGACGGTGAGCGGGGTCGGGCAAGCTAGGTGAGGGTCGGCGAACCACGCGGACGGTGGTTCAAGAGGAGCGTTCGAGGCAGCCTCTTCTACGAGCGGCCGCGCGGGGCCGGCGGCCGCGAGCATGTGCTCCGACCGCTGGTCGAATGGGCACGGCGGCCAGTCGGAGTGTGTCCGGCGGACCTTCGCGTATAGCGAGCACACCTTTGCTCGGAGCCGTTCTCGCTCGTCTCTGCTGATGCCTTCAACGGCACCGATGCCCCGGCCGCCGGCTAACGCTGCTACGCCTCGGGGCACGATCGTTAGGCGGCCGTCGATGACGTCGGCGTACCCGAGGCCCCATGCGGCTTGGGTCTGCGCGTCAACATCGTTGCGGCGCAGGAGGAACGCGCGGGAGAGACAGTCGACGTCGACGTCGCCGTCCTCGCCGGTGCAGTGGTCGAACACGCGGCGTTTCGCGGCGGGGCCGTCCCACGCGCGGTCGCGGTCGGCGACGGGCAGGCTACTAGACCCGACGACGGCGGCCGTCACGTGGTCGGTGTCCTCCTCGCCGGCGGGGTCGTAGTCCTCTACCGGCGCTACCCGGGCCTCATCAAACGCGGGATGCGCGACGAGTGTGGCGCCCATGAGCCGCCAGTGCGTCGCCACGGCAAGCTCTCGCACCTCTCCTGCCGCGAGCTGCTCCACGTCTGGGTCCTCTACGGGAGTCCCGTCGACGGTCTCATACCGCAGCTCGAACACAGCGTCGTCGAGATCTACAGACACGCCGTTTGCCATGCCGGCGGCGAGCTGCCGGGCGGCCTCTCGCCCTGCGTCGGAGTCCAGGTCGAACGGGCCCTCCCCCATAAGCCGGTTACCGGCGACCCATACTCGGTCTATGCGGCCGGCGACCTCTGCGGTTTCGTGGCCCTGGGAGAGCTGGCGTTGCCATAGCAGCGGCAGCGGCGGCTGCCGGAGCCGCAGCTCACCGTCTGGTGCGGCGATGATGCGTCCGTCGCCGGAGCGGGCGCCGAGCGGCGCGAGCACACCCCGCCAACCCTCAGGCAGGTCAAGGCCGGACCCGGTGGCGGTGACAAGTTCGGCCAGGTCGTCGTCGTAGATCTCGGTCATCAGTCCCTCGCTTTCGCGCAGGCTTTGAGGCGCTCCCACTGTTCGGCGGCTCGGCAGGCTTCGGCGCGTGACTTGGCGTTGACCTGCTGGACGCCGGGGAGGTTGGTGTCGCCGGTCGCGCACATGCGTTTGACGGAGTTGACGGCGGTGGCGATTGCTCGTGACTCGCTCATGCCGTCGCGGCGTAGATGCCGCGCGATCCGCCTGATGTAGTTGGGTAGACCTCCGCAGTCGGACACCCAGTTGTAGGCCGCTGCGGTGACACCGGACCGGCCCGCCGTCGACTCCGCGTCGGTGGCGGCGTCCTCGTCGAGGAGGAGGAGAGTGCACCTGCACTGGATCACTTCGTGCGCCGGCCCGGTCGGGTCTCCTGGGTGCATCAGCAGTGCCCCACCGACGGCGAACGGCTGCGTGAGCGGGACCACCTGGCCGTCGGCGACCCGGTGCGTGCCTCGTGTCCGCTCATCTGGGGTTGCGAGCCACTGTTTGTACAGGGTGGTGCCGAGGGTCTCCGCAGTAGCGCGGGCGGCGGCGACGGTGCCTCCGTTGAGCGCGGCCATGGTCTCGGTGCGGGCAATCCTTCTCGCTCGGTAGTGCCACCCGTGTTCACTGGCGCGGAGCTGCTCGTACAGGCTGCGGCGGCGGGCGGCGAGGTCGACCCGCTCGGCCTCGCTTAGGTCGGGGTTGCGGTACAGGCGGAGGTCGATCGCGGCGACGACCGCGCGAGCGTCCTGGATCTGCGAGGCGGTTGGGTTGATGCGTTCAGCGGCGCGGCGGTGCCGGGCGGCGTCGGC